TTCTCTAGCTTTTGCTATACACTGTACTAAAGGATGACTATGAGAAGAGAGAAAGTTTTTAGTAAATGAAGGCGCTTGGGTCTTTACCGTTCGTTCGTAGTCTAATTTTAGTTTATCAAAAACTTTGGCAATCGATCGTGCTGCCCATATTTGAGGTTCTATCCCTGTTTCTAATTCTACTTTTTGGAGTAATTTTTCTTCTTCTGATGCTAGCTGTTGCTTCAGTGTATGAGCTTTTTGAACGTCCACTCTCACCCCAAGAAATTTCATGTCAACCAGACAAGGAAACAGATCTGTCTCGAGTTCAAAAATAGATCCCAGGTCCTGGTCCGTTAGTTCTTTTTGCATAACCTTCCATAAATTTAATGTTAGTTCTGCATCACGTTCAGCATAGTTACCTACATACATTGCAGGTAGTTTCCACATATCAGCTTTAGGATCTACTCCCCATTCTTTTGCTGCTTCATTTAATTCAGATTCATTTTTACCCTGGCCACAGTAATCCCAACCTAAACTATTAAGATCAAATCTAAATCTATTTTCATTTACTAATGACGCTGCAATCATTGTGTCAACAATCTGTCCGTTAATTTTTATTCCCATCGATCTAATCCAACACACATCATACATTGCATTGTGAAATACTTTTATTGCATCTGACTTACAAACATCTGTAAACCATTGAATTACTTTATTTTTTTCTAGGTTACCACCACCTTCGTGATCAAATGGAAAGTATCCTGAGTAGCCATCAGTAGCTACTGCTATGCCTACAACTTTACCACGACCAACAATAGCACCAGATCCCATTGTTTTTAAATCTGGATCACATGTTTCTAAGTCAATTGCAATTACATCTGCTTGTCTAAGATCTGGAAATTCTTCTGGCTTAGACCATTCTGTTTGTGCTTTAAATACCAATGGTTTCATTACTTGTCCTCCTTTAGATTTTTAAGTTTGTAATCATAACTACCTTTTTCATGTTCATCGGTAATCCATTTAGCAGAATTTTCTACAGAATATACTTTGCTACTTACTAATCTATTAATTAAATTTTTAGATGGATCAACACCCATAGATGCATCAAACATTTTAAGTCTATTGTTAGGCTGTATAGCAAAATTACCGTCTTCTAATTCAAGAACATGACCACATTTATGTTGGTCTGGTTTTTCTGCATAGCCAAAATTTAATTCATTAAAGTCTCCTGCACACCAATCAATTGTAAATAAATATTTACCTTTTCTTTTTACTCTTCTCCTTGATGTATATTGCATTGTAGCGCCAGCTAATTCATAAAAAGTTGTAACACTTACATTATAACTAAAACTGTCCCACATAACTAATTCATCAAGGGGTAGTTCTTTTACTCCAGGTTTTGTACAGAAAGCTGATATGGGTGCTCGCCACCATAGTCCACCATCTTCCATTAAGAAATGAAACATAGGCACTCTGTTCGGTATAGAACTAAAACCAAATACTCCTACTTCAAAATATTTATCGTGTGAATCTTTTTGATCTCTTAAGTAATTTCCTCTTACGCAGCATTCTATTACTGGTATGTTTGCATTTAAGTACGCCATTATATTTTAAACTCCTTTGATTTATTGTTTGCTTTTATTAAATATAAATTTTTTGCAGATCTAGTTACACCCACATACCAAACTCTGTATTCTTCATCTTGTTTTTCTAAAGATTTTTTAGCACCTGCCATAGTGTTTGTTGTTTGATTTAAAAATAAAACAACATTAGTTGCTTCTCCTCCTTTAGCTCCGTGTATTGTAGACACTCTGATTCTAGGTTCTTGAGATAAGTCTTCACCATTATTGATCATAGCCTCCATATAGTCTATTTGAGTTGGAGACACTTTAGTAAAAGCTTTTTGCCACGGTAAAGTAATATCTACTTCTGACATTCTTTCTTCTACTCTTTGTCTTTGTATGTCTGGAATTTCTTTTTCTTCTCTCATTTGATTCCAATATCCTATGTCTTCATACAAAGATTTACCAATACTATTTCCTTGTGCTGTTTGAAAAAACAAACCGTGTCTTTTAAGTATAGGTAATATTGGTTTTAATAATGAATTAGTTCTAGTTAATATTAACCAGTCACCTTTTTCCATATCTGTAATAAGATCTGTAAGTTTAAATCTTTCAACTATCTCTCCTCGTTCTTCTTTAGGTAAATAATCTTTTTGTATTCTATTTATTCCAACCCTAGATATGACATCTAAAGCTTTAGTTTGAATATCAATTGGGACTCTTCTTGATTTAGTTAAAGGTATTTCTTGACCAGGCCATGCAATAAAAGAATTTACATCTGCACCAGCCCATCCAAAGATTGCTTGGTCATCATCTCCTGCAATCCATACATCTGGATTGTCGTTGTCTTTAATTAATTTTTTTAACATAGCCCATTGAATTAAAGATAAGTCTTGCGCTTCGTCTACAAAAATAACTTTTAGTTCTGGACAAGTTCCTTTTATTAAAAAACTTTCTACCATGTCGTTAAAGTCTATAAGACCATAAGTTTTTTTATAGTTAGTTATTTCTTTTGATATTGCATTTAATTTATATCCATCAATTCTAGTTAGGTGTTCATTAAGATTAAACTGTTCTTCTGGTGTAATTTGTTTTACCTTAGCTAAATTAATTAAACCTAAGTATTCACTGTCAGAAGAAAATATTCCATTCCATTGATTGGTTTCATGTTTTGCATATGTAATTTGAATACCACAAGTCTCACCTATTTTTTTATAGTGTTCTTCTTGCATTACATTTTCTTCTTTTAAACCTAATTGTTTAAATGCACACGAATGAAGCGTTTGAAAGTATGGCAAGTCTTTTTTGCTTAGTCCAACATTGTCTGCTAAGAATCTATCCCTAGCTTCATTAGCTGCTTTTCTAGTAAAAGCAAAGTAACCTATATTTTTTAAAGACATTCCTTGGTCTATATATTTTTGTACTGTACTTAATAGTTTTCTAGTTTTCCCAGTGCCTGGAGGACCAATAACTTTATACTGCGCCATTAATAATTACTCTCTTTTCTCTCCACTGGTTGATATTCTATCTGATCCATGTGAAGTTGTGGAAGTCGACAGACTTTTATTGTTTTACCATCTACATTTAATGAATGATTAAATTCTACCTTACAATCTTTTTCTAGTTGTCTTGCAATTCTTTCTTCTGGAATTTTCCAACCACTACCTAGATGCTGGATGAAAGATGTAAATTTAAAGTAATGATTTCCGTCATTAGTATAACACGCACCATTTTTTATCTGTCCTCTTTGTTTAGCTTGTGGACCATTGATACAATACTGATAGAGCTCATCGTGTAATCTGTCTGCAATCTGTGTACCTTTTGGTGGGTAAATAGTTTCACAACCATTTCTCCATTCGTTTAATTTTGCTCTATAGTCTTTTGGTTTTAATGGTTCAAAGTAAACTCCTGTCTGTTCCCAAATTAAATTTAAAACTTCTTTCTGTGTTGTCATTAATTTTGTATTAGCTACAATAACTTCTACCTTGTCATCACTAGGCATAACTACCTGGAATCTATATTCTGGTTCTACATATTTTATTATTTGAAAATCTGTTATGTCTGGAAAGACTGAGATTCCATCTGATGAAACACCAAATGGTCTAGAATAACATACACCACGCATACACTTATCTTTAATAGGTTCTTCATAACAAGTATGTCCCGCTGTATCTTTTCTCCATGCAGCTATCTTAGAATCTAATTTTGTTTTGTCCCAAGGATCTTCTAAATAATTATAGTTTGCTTTAGATACTTGATCTGGCCATTTGTCTTTGTATTTCTTTTTAGCAAAGACCATGTAGTTATACATAAATCTGTCTCTACCATCATCTAGTTTTGTTTTAGAACACAAAGCTAAACAAGGTGGACCATCATCAAATTCTGGATCAGCACCTTTTAAAATATTTGCATGTGTTTCTTCTACTAATTTTTCTAAATCTTGTTTACTGATTCTAGACGCCTCTGCTACTTTTATAAAAGAAGCTAAGTCTAGTTTAGAATTGTTTTTATCTAATGCGTATCTAACTGATTGACCATTGTTGTAGTAAGGTAAGTTAATAAAGTTCCCTGGTTTTGTGTCTCCTTTTTCGTCTTCCTTTAATTCTTTCTGTTTAGGAAAAATTTCTGTGGTAGGTTTCAAACCTAGTGGTAGCAGAAACGCTTTTAATCCATCTATTAGATCAATAGCTTTGATAGGTTCTTTTAAAAAAATATAACAATGTAGTCCTCCACTCTTAGATAGTATTGGAATAAGTGGTAATTTGTATTGTTGAAATAGTGATAAGTATTTTTCAATTTTAAATTGACCATAATCTGGTGGATCAATATCTATACAACCAAACTGTGCAGTTTTATTTAATGTACAGGGTTGTACACCTATAGATATTTTTCCTTGTAAATGATCTTTGTAATCGTTGATAGATAAGGGTCTACCAGCCCATTCGTAATTCGGTTTTATTTTGTTTTTATCTGCATCAACAGAAGTCCTAGACATATCAGCAATGCCAAAGTCTCCTCTATAACCAGTAAACAGCTTTATAAATTCGTCAACCATAATGATCCCGGGCGGGGCAGATCCACTCTCGCTTTTCTGCCCCTATCCTCGTTAGAGGAATCTAGTAATTAGATTCTTCTTTGTTAGTTTCAACAGAAGTTGCAGCTACATTACTTTTATGTAAAGCAGTATTGAATTCTTTAGCCATGCTATAGATTTCTGCATTGTCGACTGGTTTAACTAAAGAGACCGTCATTCCGTGCCAAGTAAAATTACCTTGGTTTTCGACAGATCTAATTTGATAAACTCTAGAAAACGCTGGAGCTGGTATAGACTTACCTGTTGTTTTAGATACAATTGCTTCATTATCCATTAATGAATTCCAACCTCTACTAGTTTTTAACTGAGTAGTTTTCAAAGGCATCAATGCCTTCTCTGGTTTGTCTCCAAGAATAATAACAAAATGATTTGCAGTTTTGATAATTTCATTACCATTTGCTAGCACATCTTTTGTACCTTGTTTAGTTGTCTGAGCCATAACCTCAGGACCTCTATCAGGATGTATTGGTCTACCTTCGCTCTTATCAAAGGGTGCCCATTCTGGATATGTCATCTTGTAGAAACAAGGTATTACATGAATACCTTTCTCTCCACTATACAGTTTCTTAGTAACTGTATTATAAAACATCCCAGCTTCTGCACCTTCAACATATTTTGCATGTTTCTTTTTAGTTTCATAAGAACCACTTTGCAGCAGTTTTAGAAACGGTAAAGCTAAGTCGTCTTTCTCTATATTTTCTAGACCCCTTCCAGAGTCTGCTTCAAAATCTAGAGTCGCTATTGCACCTTCTTTTTTGACTGTTAAGTCGCTTGTTTCTTGTGTCATGTTATTTGTTCCTTGTTATTTTTGTTTTGTTTCCCTTAAACAGGTTAAAATGTTCAGAAGGCAAGTCTTGATTGCTCTCCACTCGCTCTCTGTACAGTGCTTTGAGAGTCATAGGTTCAACTTTCATTTTTTGTGAAGGTTGATAACCGTTCTTCTCAGCAAGGCTAGCATAATCGTTAGCCTTGTTATCTTCGCCACGACCAAAGGAAACAGTGATCTCATTCTTAATAAGATCACCCAGGTCATTATCTCGAAGCCATTTGTAGGCGCCTTCTCTGTTTGCTACAGGTATACTTGCGCCATAAATCTCTTTTACTTCTATGGCTGAACCATCTTGAAGTTTAAGAGTTTTTAATTTCATCTGTTCCATTATCTCTGGAATTACTTCCTCAGATATTTTATCAGCTGCTTCTTTTTTTCTCTTTAGATTCTCTTCCATAATTTTTACTTCGTCTTCTAAAGATTGCAACTGAATAACATAAGTAGATAAACTATTTACATTATCTATTTCGTTTACTTGTTGAGGGGAATCTGCCTCAAACTGTTGTGTTAGGTCTTCATTACTCATCTATTTCTCCTTTCTCGTAGAGATTAAAATCAAGAGGATAATACATTTGTTCTTGTCTATCCCATTTTAAACTTTTAGCTTTTCCATTATTTACTTTTGCAATAATAGCTCCAACCATAAAAATTATTTGTGGATCTCCTGACAATAATAAATAATCATTATCATTAAAATCTTTTAATAATCTTTCAAGTTTAAATTTAATAGGACCAGGACTCATAACAACCTGACTATCTTCTCTTAATAGAACTTTTAATTTACCATATTTCTGAGCACCAATTATGTTAAATTTAGGACGCCCTGCTCGGGTTCCTGGTACTTCTTGTAATACATAAACTATAGGTTCTTGGTTATTTTCTTTCATGCTTGACTTTCTAGTTTATTTTTAATATGTTGTCAACCAGAAAGAAGAATTAATTATGGACTATAAATTTAAAACAAAACC